AACTCTTGCTTCATTGAATAATGAACACGGGCTTGCACCGCACTCATTGTTTTCAACTGTCGCTCTAATAAAGCCAGCGTAGTTCCCACAGGAGAGTTAGCACTCATATCGCTGATCTTCATATCAGCAATAGAACCTAATCGTCTTCCCTCTTCAGTGATCCTATCTAATAGAGTAGCCAATACTTGGCTAGGCTCTTTATAGGGAAGCGCCATGATGTTGTCTTTAATCGAACCGCTTGGAACGTCAACATCTCTAAACTCTCCGGGGGCGATAGGCGTATCGTCACCCTTAACTCTTAATCCTCTAGACTTCAATCCACCCGGCAAATTGGAAAGAGTTCCAGCATCAATCAACTGACGTATCAGTGATGTACCAGCCCTAGCGTATCCGCCGATTAAATGTATATATCCAAATCCATAAGCACCAAAGCCCGGCACATAATCATACTGAACCATATGCTGGCGCTTTAATCTTAGATCGTCTTCCTCATCCCAGTTACGATAAACAGCTAGAACTTTTCCAGTGCCGGCATCTATGCTTACTATATAAGGTACAGCTATCTCATCCTCGTCTTCATAGCCGGGAATATCCAGATCAATCTGCACTTCATAGACCTGATATCTATCATCATCAGTTAAAGAGTAACCCTGTTCTTCGGCCTTCTTTTTTTCTACGTCAGTATGAATAGCAACTGGTTCTCCAAGATCTACATCTCTGTAAAAGCCAGCGGCTTGTAGTTTACGGATATCGTTCTTGGTCTTACGCATTACATGGGTAACACGCTCCGCCGTTCTAGCTCCACTAGATCCATAGGGGATGATCACATCCTCTGCTGGTATGTATATAGAGGTCTGACGATTTAGCGATGGATCAAAGTAGACTTTCTTAAAAGCACTACCAGATAAGCCGAGGTTAAATAACATCCGCTCATGCTCTGGACGATACTCAGGCATAGCCTCAGTTAACTGATAGTTCATATCAGTTCTAACCCGCTCGGCGGCATCTTCTTTTAATTTATTAATAGCTCCAATGATCTCAGTCTTCACGGGGCCGTGAGAGGGGAAAGTCTCAATAATTGTTTCCGACTGAAACCTAACAGCGGCCTCTGTCAATATAGTTGAGAAAACACCACAGGCTCCGTTCCAAGGTTCTGTTCTCTCTTCATACTTCATGCCAAGGACTTCTAGTCCCTTGACTAACATCTCCACCCAGTCTTTACGCGAATTGATATCCGCCTCAACTAACTCTACAACTTCGGATCCTAGTTTCTCTAATTCCCCTTCGTCCATAAACTCAGCCAAGTTTGAATCAAACTCTTCACCATCTTTAGATTCTGTCTCAGGCTCTATCTCAATCTCCAGCCCGCCCATTCCTATATGAACACTGTCTGGGTTTTCAATTTCAATCTCCAGATCAGGCTCAGTTAAAGATTCCAATCCTTGTGGTGCTTCGTACAAACTTTTAGCGATTGCCATATGTATCCTTAATAATAAACTTGCTTACGTCTAAAGCTCTTTAGCTCTTCTCGCTCGTCACTTTCCAGACGCAAAAACCCGCCCTGTCTGAATCTTATCAGCGCTTGGGTGCTTGAGTCCACCAAATCGTCATTCGGCGCATTAGGAAACGCCGCCATCTCTTCCACTAATTCAGCCGCCCATCTAGTCTCTGGACACCATACTTTGCCAGATCTAAATAAATCAGATACAGAATTAATCCTCACAAACTTATCATTACCTCGGCTCGGAGTGTACTCAGAGACAACAATCCCCATCTGCCTCAACTCAAAGATCAAAGGAGATCCAGCCGCTTTAGCTTCAATTACAAAAGCATCAGGCTCCCACTCCATATAGTTCTTATACGCTTTTTCCTTCAACTCAGGAAACTCCATCCTCTTCTTAAACGCATCCAACAAAATAATGTTTGCATCATTCTCGTTTTCGTTTAAATAGAAAACCCCCCAAGTAGTACAGGCCGAGTAGTCACTTCTCTCATTCTTTGTAAAAGCGGTATCCCAACTCTGAATAATAAATTTACAAGAAGGCGGATCCTCTTTCTCCCAGACCTTCCACCACTCCCTCTTAACAATAGCACCCTCTTCACCCGTAGGACTTTGCTGATACTGAGCATTCCACTTAGACGGAGGAAGTTCTTCCCTCAAAGCCTCCAACTGATCCAGCGGCCAAAACTCAGGCCATAAAGGTTTTCCACTCGGCATGATCGCAGGAAGTTCAATGATCTCCCACTCCTCACCCTTGTCCCTACCCAACGCATCTTTTATAACCCGACCCGTAAGATCCCTATCCCCCCAACGAGTCATCACAATAACAATAGATCCCCCCGGCTGAAGTCGCTGTCTTGGCCCCGATGTATACCACTCATATACCTTATCGTAAACAGACGGATCACTAGCCGCCAATGCCGCCTCTTGCTCTGAATGCGGATCGTCAATAATCAATAGATCAGCACCCTTTCCGGTAACAGTACCTCCTACACCAATAGCAAAATATTCTCCCCCTCCAGAGGTAGCCCACCTGCCAGCGGCCTTACTATCCTGTCTGAGATTAACATTAGGAAATACTTTACTGTACTGTTCACTGCCAACCAAGTTCCTCACCTTACGTCCAAAGCCAACCGCGAGATCTGCCGTGTTAGAACACTGAATTACTTTCTTCTGTGGATACTTCCCCAAGAACCAGCTCGGTAATAGATAAGAAGCAAACTCCGACTTCGTGTGACGTGGCGGCATATTAATAATTACCCGCTTAGTCTTCCCCTCCGCAATATCCTCAAACTTCTTAGCCATCAATGCATGGTGTCTCCCAGATATAAAACCCGGCCACATCTCCTTCACATAATCCAAAAACTTAACTTGAGCTTTCTCCCGCTTCACCGCGCCAGCGTACTCATTCACCTTCTCCAAAAAAGACTCATACTCCGCAGGATCAAGTTTCTCTATCAGTTCTTCTAACTTCATAGTCTTACTCTATATTCCTAAAATTAACATACACAGGCCGAATACTCCTCTTACCCTCTATCCTCTTCACCACCCCTAGATCACACAACCTGTCCACAATCTTCTTCGTATTCGCTACGCTACTCTTACTCCTCTGATTACCAATATCCCTAAGAGTAGGACTAAACCCATACTTCTTCCACCACTCATCAATGATTAAAAATACCTCATTCTGTACTGGACTCATTTCCACTCCCATACATTCTTCAAAACTTAACTCCTTCATCTTAGGAGCCATGCCTCTATTTAATACTATTTTCTTCGACCAATGGAAACGTTTCCATTGCCCTCCCTCTAAAGTTTTCAAAATATATACCCCCCTACCCCTTTTGTATTATTTTTCATAGGGGGTGGGTTCGCTGTGAGAGGGGGGTGGGTCTTCCATACTGGAAAAATCATCGGATTGTTCGAGTGGAATAGTATGTTTAGGAAGTTCGGGAGTCCCATTTTTATTCGGGTTGGTGGGGGTCGGGTGGGGTTCGCTGTGGATGGAATCACTAGCTAACTCTGCCAGTAGTTCATTAGGGTCTATGGTTTCTATGTCGGTAGCATTGCCATTAAACATTAAACGAATCTGTTTCAATAGTTCAGCCTTTGCGTTGTCGCTTGATCTAATGATTGTCGTTTCTCTTCTTTCGGTGAAGGCTGATACTTCGGTGACAGTTCCTAAAACCTTTGCGCTTGCTACCTTCGTTGCCTGTTTCGCTTCGGGGTCTATCAACACGCTGACAAGGGATTGAATGACTAATGCTCTTAAAGCCTCAGGTGTTCTATGTTTCTGCGCCTCTAATGCAAGGGAGAGGGCTTTTGTCTCCGCACTTATTCGGGGATCTCTGGCAAGCCTTGAACCCGCATCACCCGCAGTCTTAGCCTTTGCCTTGCTAGAGTAAACCTTCCTATAACTTCCCGCCTTTGTATTGCCCTTTGCCAACTCTAGGGCGAATGTCTTTTGTTTATGGGTTAACTCTCTGGAAACGGCTTTACCTAATATATCTGCCATTGGGACTTGTTCTAATCCTTCCCTTATTTGCTTACGGGTTAATTTGTGCATGGACTGGTTCGCTTCGCTGTTAGACACGGGCGCATTGTAGGGTAACAAATAGGCAAAATCAATCGGTTATGCAAAGCCCATAAAAATAATTGTGGCAAATAATGCGTTTTTTAATACTTTCGCTTACTTGACAGGGTCAACCGATATATCGATACTTGCGTTGTAGGTGCTACATGACAGCACAATGTAGCAGTTACATAAACCCCTAACGAAAGGCACAACATGAAAACGCAGACGATATTAAACAACCTCACACTAGCACAAGCCGAGGCGTGGAATGAGACAAGCGAAAAATTCTTATTTGTCGATTATGAAATTGTCTCGCAGTATGGAATCAGTCTAAACGCTTTACCGAATAACAATCTGCTAGAGGCTATCGAAGGCAAGTTAGAGAAACTTCTAAACAACAAAGCAATTCCCCTGACTTATGACGAATGGGAAGGGTTCGCCCGTTCTATGCAATGGGCGGAAGATTTGCCCCAATGGGATAAAGATCACGACAAAACGCCAACGCCCGTGACTTGGGTAACTATTTAATGTATCAATTTAAGCCCCCCTTTGGGGGTTTAGGTGGAAACATTACCAACCACGAAAGGCACAGCATGAAAACATATTGCAAGCGAATACTGGCAAAAGCGCAAAAGGAACTAGACACAGCCCGACCCTTGGGTTATGTCTTAACCAATGCGGAATACAAGCGCAGACTGTATTTGATCAACCATGATAAAGACCTAGCCCGCTTCGCTTTAGGGTTAGAGATAACGACAGCCGAGCCACTCGAAACCCTACAAGCGGAACTCTTCGCATGATTTACCTAATCGCTTGCAGTAGCAAAAAAGGCACGACACCCACGCAAGCCCGTGACTTGTATCAGGGTCAAGCCTTCAAGTTTTCCCGCCAACTGGCAGAAAAGACAGGCGCAGATTATTGGATTCTTTCGGCAGAGCATGGTCTAGTTCACCCCGAAGAAAAGATCATGCCCTACAACACCTATTTAGGTGGAATGACTAAGGCACAGCGCACCACTTGGGCAATTAAAACAGCTCAACAAATCAAACGGGCGGGACTGACTGACAGCCCCGTCACTTTCCTAGCGGGTGGACTCTATGCCGAGCCACTAGCGCAAATATTCAACCACGCAATGCGCCCACTTGCGGGAATGGGAATCTGGCAACAACTCAGCTATCTAAAAACACAACTTGAAAGGTAAACCATGAAAACA